CTAGCCGTCGCGGTGCCGGCCGGCCTGGAACGGGCGCCCGGGGGTCGTGTCCTCCAGCGTCGTCACCCGGCCGGCCAGCACCCCGACCGACTGCTCGATCGCTTCGGCCTTGTCGTAGACCCGGCCCAGCGACTCCTGCATGGTCGCGATCATCCGGAGCGCGGTGTCGAGCTTCCCGCTGTTCTCCTCGTGGCGCTCGTCGGACTCGACCCGGAGGTTCGTCTTGTGGTCGTTCTTGACCTCGTGCTTCACCACGCCCAGGTCCTCGCCCAGCGCCCGGAACCGCTTCCGGAGGTACAGGAACACGAGCACCGCGAGCACGACGGCGAAGATCACGAGGGCGACCCACCGGCTGAAGGGGTCGTCCACGAGCTTCCCGACGACGTCCCACATGGTCACAGCTCGTCCACCCACACGACGTCGAACGTCAGGTCGAAGGCCCAGTGCCCGAGGGTGACGGTGTTGCTGTCCACGTTCTCCTGCATCGTGTAGCACCGGAGGAGGTCGCCCGCGTTCAGCGGCACGAGGAGCCGCTGCGCGTTCACAGCCGTGTTGATGCTGTAGCCGGTCGTCGGCCGGTCGCCGCCCCACGCGTCGGCGGCGATCGTGGCCGTCGTGTCCACGCTGGTCGAGTTGCGAGTGACCTCCGCCTCCGCCTTCGCGAAGTCGTTCGAGCGGTACATCGCGTGCAGAAGCACCTGATAGACCCCGGCGCGCGGGATCGTGAGCACGCCGCCGCTCCAGGTGAACCCGCCGACGTTCTTCGTCGGGCTCGCCCACGCGCCCGCGGTGAGCTGCGTCCAGGTCGCGTGCGCGATGTTCTGCCCGTTGGTCGAGCGGGTGACGGCGAACTTGGGGGTCTTGATCGCCGCCTTCTCCAGGGCGGTCAGCCGGGTCCGGTCCGCGGCGATGTCGTCCCCGCGCTGGTTCAGGGCCACGTCCATGTCCGTCACGAGGAGCGAGTCCGCGTACGTCTTCAGCCCAGCCGCGCCAGCGGCGTCTCCTACTGCCATGATCTGCTCCTAGTTCGTGTAGCCGGCGATGGTGGTCGTGGGGCCGACCGAGCCGATGGTCTGTCCTGCCGGGGCGTTCCCGATCGAGCCCGACGTGACGGCGATGAGGGCCTTCGTCGTGACGGTCATCTCGTCTGCGCCGAGGTCCCACGTGATCGCGTCCACGTAGCCGGTCTGCACGCCGCCGTCGAGCGTGGTGATCACCGCGTCCTGCCCGGGCCGCGCGTTCACGTCGATCGCGCCGACGACGACGAGCTGACGGGTGCGCGCCTTCAGCCGACCGAGGAGGTAGGCCGCGCGGCCGGCGCCCGGGAACGGGGTGTCGGTCAGCTCCAGGACGTAGGGCTTCGTGAACCCGGCCGGCGCTGCGATGTCCGAGGCGGTCTTCGTCGCCCCGGTGATCGAGTCCTCCCACGTGTACCGGAGCACGACGGCGTCCGCGAAGAGCGGGAGGTCGTCGGTCTGCGAGGCGGTCCGGCTCACGAGGTCCGTCGCCCGGTACAGGTTGTAGCCGTAGGCCACGCGGGTCTGCTGCGACACGTCCCGGTAGCCGTTGTCCGCGAGCTTCCACGCGCCGCCGATGTCTTGGAAGAGCCGGAGCCCGACGGTCTGGAGGATCGGCTGCAGGAACTCCATCGCGTTCGTCCCGGGCTGCCAGACGAGCGTGTCCGCCTCGCGCTGCACGAGGGCGGTCCGGGTCGAGGAGGACAGGCCGGCGTCCCCGTCCCAGTCGTAGCGGTACTCCGCCGTGTCCGGGGTGTCGCCGTCGAAGTAGACCAGGGCGGTCCCGTTCGTGTCGGTGCCGTCGCCCTCGAAGATCGTGACCGCGTCGAAGTAGACGAGGTTGTTCGCGCTGGAGTTGGTCGCGCCGTTGATCAGCCGGACCGTCGAGGACTCGGCCAGCGCGGGCACGGTCCAGGTCATCGTCAGCACGCTCGTCGTGTTCAGGGTGTTCGTCCCAGCGTTCGAACGCGCCACGATCCGGGTCACGCCGCTCAGGGTCGCCGTCGCCTGGAGCTTCAGCGCGTCCCCGTTCAGGGTGCCGGTGAGCGCGACCCCGACGCGGAGGTAGGCCTGCATCGTGTAGGTCTGCCCGGGCGTGAGGTTGAGCGCGAGCGAGGCGTAGGAGCCCGTGGCCGTGCTGTTCGGGGTGATCCGGAGCGAGTAGGTGCCGGTCTGCTTCCACGTCGTGACCTGCGCGAGGGTGCACGCGACCGCCGTCCACTGCCCGCTCGAGACCTCGAAGTTGCCGTTCGGCATGAGGTTCTGCGCGTCGGCGTAGGTCTTGAACGGGACGTCCACGCCGGACACGACGGTCGCCGTCGTCGTCGCGCCGAGAGCCACGGTCAGCACTCGGTTCACGATCGCCCGGACGGACGCCTGGTACGTGCTCGCGACGAGGCTCTGCGGGCTCGCGGGGCTGTAGTCCTGAAGGCGCGCCTCGTCGTTCGCGATGTTCAGGCCGACCTCGCCGCTCTCGGCCACGATCTGCCGCGCGGTGAGGTTCAGGGTCATGGTCACCGTGCCCGACGCGTCACCGCCCTGCACAGCGGTCAGCGTGACCGTGCGCCGCGGCGTGGCCGTCGGGTCGATCAGCGCCATGATCGTCAGGCCCGGGTGCGCGATTGTCAGGGTCGCGGAGACGTACGGGCTGAACCCCTCGTCCACGGTGATCGAGGCGGTCTTCACGTCGAGCGGGTACTTCGCGGCCCCGACGTTCAGGACCGCGGTCGGGGTCAGGGTCCGGACAGTCACTGGACCTCCATGTACGAGAAGGTGACGGCCCACACGGTCCGGGCCGGGGCGTCCTGCTGAATCGTGATCTGCCCGTTCGCCAGGAACCGCATCGTCGGGAACGAGGTCGAGTCGTCGGAGAAGAGAACGACCGTCGTGCCGGTGAGCATCGTGTAGAGCGCGACCGCGTCGTCCTCGCTCTCGAAGATCGCCGCCATCGTCCCGGAGCGGGGTCCGGCCGGCTGCACGGTGACGTCCGGCCACGGGTTGCCGAGCACTTCGTGCACGATGTGCCGGGTCGTCGCGCTCGCGTTCCACTGCGTCACGAGGCGCGGGGTCACCTGCGGGTAGACGTACGTCGTTGGCGTGCTGCCGTCGAAGTAGTCGAGCGCGGTGTCGCCGGCCTGGAAGATCACGTCATCGACGTAGATCACTTCCGCGACGGTGGCCTTCGTGCTCTGCGAGTTGAGGAGCGCGAAGCTGATCTTCACGGCATTCGCCGGCACCACGAGGGCGACGGACACGCGCGTCCAGTCGGTCGCGGTCGTGAGCTGCGTCGGGGCGAACTGCGACGACACGTAGGTGGTGTTCGCGTCGTAGTAGCTCACGACCGTCGTGTACGTCGCGGTGAGGTCGGCCGGGACCATCGCCCAGTAGCTCAGCGTGTAGGCCTGCCCCGGCGTGACCGGAGGCATCGTCCCGCTGTACGAGAGACCCAGCGCCTGCGTTCCGACCGGCGCCACGAACTTCGCGGACGCGGTGCCGGAATGGAGGACAGTGGTGTCGCGCGTCGTCGTGCCGTAGCCGGCAGACGTGCTCCAGTAGGTCAGGTTCGCCTCGAAGCCCGGGTTCAGGATCTGGTTCCGACGCGTCTCGACGCCGTCGGTGTACTCGATCGACGCCGAGGCATTCGCCGCGCCGGCCCATGCGTGCGTGATCGAGCTGATCGCCTCGCTGCTGGTGAAGCTGCTGCTCACGGCACACCCATTCCCTGGCGAGTCCCGCCCATGTTGTCGGTGTAGACGCGGATGTGCGCCTCTCGAAGTCGGGTCGCGTAGGCCATGTCCGCGTTGAACGCGGAGAGGTCCGCGGTCACGTTGACGGTCTTGCTCGCGGGGCTCGCGTTGAGCTGGCCCTGGAGGCTGTTGTTGTAGGACGTGCCGCTCGTGCTGCCGAGCTTGTCCCACACATCCGCGGTCGCCTTCTGCTGCGCGAGCGGAGCCTTCACGAAGGCAGCGATAGCCGGCGCCGCGTCCGGGCCCAGGCTCTCGACGTACTGGAGCGCCTGCGAGGAGAGCGTCTGCGAGAGCGTGACCATGTTCGACTGGTAGCTCTGAATCGCCTCGAACTGGGTCTTCGCGTTGTCGGTGTACGCCTGGAGGTTGAACTTCCCGTCCTTGACGTAGTCCTCGATCGAGGAGCCGGCCTGCGCGTAGGCGTCCTGCACCCCGTCGGCGTAGTTCTGCGTCGCCTCCGCGGCCTGCTGGAGCGCCGGACCGCCGGCCTCCGCGAAGTTCTTCTGCTCGGTCGCGGCGTCCTTGGACGCCTTCTGCGCCTGCCGGAGGTACGCGATGTAGTCGTCCAGCGCCTTCGTGCGGTTGTTCGAGCTGGAGCCGAGCGCGTCGTCGGCCTCCAGGATCGCCTGCCCGCTCTGCTGCCACGCGGTCTTCTGCTCCTCGGCGCGCTTGATCTGCTTGGCGATCGCGTCGGTGTGGCCGGCCGCGGCCTGCGCGAGGTCCTTGTAGGACTCGCCGGAGCGCTCGGCCGCGGCGCGGAGGTCCTTCAGTGAGGTCGACCCGTCATCGGTCGTCGTCGCCATGTCCTTCAGCGCGTCCCCGATGTGCGCGAGGCTCGCGGACCCGGTGCGGCCGGTCTCGATCAGGTCGGTCGCGAGGTCGCTCACGCGCTGGCGGAAGACCTCCTCGTCCTCGCCCGCGCTCTGGATCGCGGCGCCGATGAGGCCCACGCCGACCGCCGCGAGTGCACCGGCCGCGAGGCCGATCGGACCGAGGTCCGCGACGACGCCGCCGAGCGTGCCCTGCACGAGGTCCACAACGGACTGCATGTCGCCGGTGAACGAGGAGGAGACCTCGGAGAGGTTCGCCTTCGCCTCGTCCTTGAACGTGCTGACGGACTCGCCGGCCTCGTGCGTGCCCTTCCGGACGTCGTCCGAGAGGTTCGTCCCGATGCCGCCCTTGCCGTCGGTGCGGGCCATGTCGCGGACGCTCTGCTTGAACGTCTTCTCCAGGGCCTTGACCGAGTCCTCGGCCTGCTCCGTCCCGTGGTCGACGCCGTCCGCGAGGTCGGTGCCGAGCTTCCGGGACTGCCGGTCGACGTCGCTTGCGGCGTCCCGGACGGCGTCGGGGATGTCGTCCAGCGAGCGCGCGGCCTCGCGGCTGCTGCGCGCCGAGTCTCGAGCGAGGTCGTCCAGGGTGTCACCGATCGAGTCGATCGCGTCCCCGGTCCGCTTCGCCTCGCGGATCGCGTCGGAGGCGTTCGCACCGATCTTGATGTTGATCGCCACGGTCAGTCTCCCTTCACGCCTTCGGCGGCTTCTGCGATGGATCGGACGGTGATCTGCGTCCAGAGGGCTGCGGCCCGCGGGATCATGTCCGCGGCCGACTTGTAGACGGGGCCGGCACGGCGACGGAGCGGGAGCTGCGCCTTCGTGCGGCGGGTGACCGAGAAGGCCTTCCCGCGCGAGCTGGTCGCCTGGTAGGTGGTCTTCTCGCCGCGGTTCGCGCCGAACTCAACGCCCGCGTACATCGACTTGGGGTCGAAGCCGCGGGTCAGCCGGCGCCCGACAGTCGCCGCCTTCAGGCTGACGTTGTTCGAGGAGACCGAGGCCCGCGCCGTGTTGCCGAGCGCCACGACCTCCAGCCGCGTGACCGACCGGCCCCGGACGGCTTCCTGCCACTCCGGGGCCAGCTCGCTCGCGGTGTACTTCCGGATCCGCTTCGCGATGGTCTGATCGATCGCCCGGAGAGCGATGAGCACCGCGCGGAGCTCGTCGCTGTTCCGGGCGTCAATCTGGAGCATCAGGCGGCGGGGCTGAGGACCGGCTTGCCGTCGATCGGGAGCGACACCGTGGACTCGGCGTAGGCGTTCACGGCGCCGCCCGCGGAGCCCGGGGTGAGCGTCACGGTCGCGGTGAACGAGGGACCGCCGTCCTTCGGTGCGAACTCGACCTCGACCTCGTCGCCCTCGTGCTCGTAGAGGTAGCGCGAGAAGCCGTCGGCGCTCCAGTCCTGCCCGAAGGTCAGGTCCGCCTGCCAGTCGGCGGCGGCGGTGTTCTTCGCCGTCGCGCCGTTGAACCCGGCCCACGTCGCCGTGGCGGTGTTCGGGGTCAGCGTGCAGCTGGAGAGCTGCGCGGCGTAGTCGTGGTCCGCGACGGTGAACGTCACGTCCTTCATGAAGATGGTGGACACGGGTTACTCCTCGGAGTCGGTGCGGGTGTAGGGGACGGTGAAGGTGACGTTCCACCCGAAGGTGCCGCTCACCGCGACGGCCTCGGCCGTCTGGACTCGAAGGCCCTCGACGGAGTTGAGCGCGGCGACCGCCTCCAGGACCTCGTCGTCCAGCGCGTCCCAGACGCGCGCGGGGTCCTTCTGCGGGTCGAGGACGGTGGCCTCGAAGGTCAGCTCGAACTCGCCCAGCGGGGTCACGGGGTGCGGCGCGATGGTCGTCGCGTGGAGCATGACGGTGACCTGCGAGAGCTGGTCGACGGAGTCGAGGTAGGGCACGAGCTTCCACGTCTTCGGCAGGAGCGGTGCGACGGCCTCGGTGATCTGTTCGCGTGCGGTCGCCATCAGAAGATCGCCCCGATCGCGCGCTTGGGACGGAGGAGGTTCTTCACGGTCCAGTCCATCGGGAACACGGTGACCGTGAGGTCACCGCCGCCGAGCGCGCCGTCGGAGTTGACGTGCCCGCTGTTCCACAGGGCGCGAGCCTGCATCAGCTGCGCCTGCCGGTAGCGGGCCGGCACGATGTCCACGGCCGGCGCGAACGCGAGGCACTGGTCCTTCGCGGACTCCAGCACGGCGAAGAGCGCCGGGTCGCCCACCGGGGCGTCCCGCCAGTCGTCGCGCGCGGAGTCGAGTGTGTGCCAGCCGTCCGGCGCCTCCACGACGACGGGCTCCGTCGCGATGGTCTCGGAGCGGAGCGTGTCGCCCGTGCCGGTCGTGAGCACGACGCGGACCTCGTGGAGGCCGGCGACGGTGAACGGGCTGGTCGCGCCGAACGGCGCGTGGAGCACGCCGTCGCCCAGCACCGGCAGCACGCCGAAGTCCACGGCCACCGTGCCGTCCGGCTTGTAGAGCTTGGCGCTCGCGGTGCCGTAGAGCGAGGAGGGGCCAGCCTCGCTCACGTCGACCTCCAGCGCATCGGCCGGGTGGTCTCCGATCACGTAGTGCATGTCCCCTCCTCTCTCAGTCGGTGCGCGGTGCGCGTCAGGCGGTGTACGGGCTGACGAGCTGGAGCGCGTCGGCCTTGTTCACGAGGACGCCGGCGTAGCCGTAGAGGCCGGAGTCGATGCCGCCGTTGGCGACGTCGAGGGCGTCCACGCGGATCGGGGCACCCGGCAGCTCGTAGACCGTCGCGGCCTCACGAGCGCCGACGAGGACCTGGCCCGCGCCGAGCTTGTTCGTCGCGCGGATGGTGAACGAGTCCAGCTCGCCCTCCTGCCCGGTGAGCGACAGGCTCGCGTTCAGGTAGCCGAGGACGTCCTGCTGCGGGGTCTTCGCGATCTGCTTCCACAGACCGGTCTCCACGAGCGCGAAGGTCGGGGTCGCGTTGGCCTCGACCACGGCGGCGGCGCCGTCGATGATCGCGGAGAAGCCGGCGCCGATCGAGAGGCCGGCCGGGTTGTCGGCCTCCATCGCGGTCGCCTCGTCCAGGATCGCGTCGAGCACGATCGTCTCGTCGGCCCACTGCGCGTAGGACTCGGCCATCGCGGCGTAGTACGCCTCGAAGAACGAGAGGTCACCGAACGCGCGGAGGTCCTGGAACTCTCGAGCGATGTCGTGCGCCCCGGCGAACCGGGAGGCGGTGCCGGTGACGGCCTGGAACTTCGGAGCGTTCGAGGGGACCGCGGACTTGTTGCCGGCCCAGGTGCCACCGGTCGGCTTCGTGAGCCACTTGTAGCCCTTGAAGTCGAGGGCGTTCAGGTCGGCGTGACCGAAGAGCGGCAGGAACTTCTGGAAGTAGCTGTTCCCGTCCCAGACCTCACCGATCCACGTCGGGAGCGCGATGCCGGTGGTGAGGCCACCGGTGCCGTCGTACTTGACGTCCGAGAGCGCCGCGAAGAGCGAGTGCTCGGGCGTACCCATCGCCTCGCCCAGCGAGGCCATGAGGGTCTGGTCGCCGCGGAGCGTGCCGCTGCGGCGGGCGCTCATGAGGGCGAAGACCTGCGACTTGGACAGGCCCTTCTTCTCGGTGGGAGCCGCTGCGTTCAGCGTCCCCGGGACGGTTGCGTTCGGCACGTCGGCCTCCTGGTTGGTGTCGTCCGGCTGTACCGGCGGGGTGACCGCGACGGTGGTCGTCGTGGTGGTCTCGGTGACCGTGCCGTCGGCAGCGGTCTCGGTCTTCTTGGTCGTCACGGTCTTCGTGGCGTTGCCCTGCTCGTCCACGGAGGTGTCCTCGGTGGTCGTCGCGTCGGTCTCGTCGGGCGTCAGGGGCTCGACGTCCTCGGGCAGCTCGCCCGCGTCCGCGGCCATGAGCGCTGCGCCGGGGAACGCGCCCTTCTCCACGACGGACGCACCGAAGATGCGGCCCGCGAGCGCCTTGCCGGCGCGGAGGACGATGCCCTTCGCCTCGACGGAGAGGTTCGTGCGCGAGCCGGCGCGGAAGTCGGTGAGGGCCTGGTCGCCCTCGTCGGTGTCCGCGAAGCGGAACGTGCCGTGGATGCCGTCCGAGTGCTCTGCGAGGAGCGTGGCGCGGCCGACGGGGGTCTCCCGGTCGTGCTGCACGTTCAGGGTCACGACCGAGGGGTCCTTCGGCAGCGTGAACGCGCCGGCCTCGACGGTGAACTTGCCGAGGTTCGTGTTCCCCTGGACGCCGAACGGCACGAGGAGGCCGGAGATTGTCCGGTCGTCGGCGGAGGCCTGGAGCGTCCCCGCCTCGATCAGTACGTCGGTCATGGTCAGTCCTCCGTGGGAGTGTCAGTCGGGTTCGGCAGCGCCGCGTAGAGCTGCGTGAAGTCGAAGCGGACGCGCTGCCCGCGGGGCACGACGTCGTCCAGGGACAGGCGGTGCTCGATCGGGCCTGCGTAGATCGGGAGCGACTGGTCGTAGAAGCTGTTCCGGTTGCCTTCCGCCGTCGAGTACGTCAGCGAGGCGGTCGCGAGGCTCGCGTCCATGACGGAGGACGGGATACCCACGAAGGCACCGATGTCGGTGCGCGAGGCGTTGCGCGCCTGAATCGCGAAGTCCGTCTCCTGCGTCCCGGGGAGCGTCAGGTCGAGCCCGTACGGCAGGAACGTCACCGTTCCGTCGGGGCTGCGCCGGTTCGTCGCGTAGTTCTCGATGATCTTCCGGACTTCGTCCTGGTCGAGGTTCGCGTCGGCGTCGGTCTGCTTGATCACGGCGGTCGGGTTCGGAACGCGGGCGCGGCCGGCGACGGCGTCCTCGATGTCGCGGGCCTGCCGGATCGAGCGGGAGCCGACGTCGAGGAGCGCGTCCGTGACGCCGGGGATGTAGACCACGGTGCGCTCGTCCACCGGCTTCTCGTCCACGAGGATCGTGCCGTTCGTGACGGTCCACCGATCCGGGCTGATCCGGTCCATCGTGATCGGGAACCCGTCGCTGCCGCGCACGACTGCGAGGAGCGCGGCACCGTAGAAGATCAGGTCGTCCACGATGTAGGTCCACATCCACTGGACGCTCGTGAGGTCCTGGTCGGTGCGGTAGAGCCATGCCGGCTGCGAGGCGACCGGCCCGTTCTTGTCGAGCGCGACGAGCGGCTGCCGGCCGATGGTCGGCGCGAGGAGGTTCCGCGCCTTCGCCACGGCCGGCACCCGCATCGCTTCGGCCCGGGTCAGCGGGAACTCGATGCCCTCGAAGATGTCGCCGAGCACGATGCCCTGGAGCTGATTCGGCGTGTAGGGGCTCGCGATCCCGTCAACGCGCACGCCCGACTGCGCGAGACGGAATGCAGTGCGAATACCCACGAGCCGGATACTACGGCATTTCTACATGTTGTAGAGCGTCTTTGGTGTATTACTTTTGTGCTACTTCCTTCGGCATTTGTAGTGCATTAGTACCACGCATTCCGTCACATCACGATCGCGTGTAGCTTCGGTCGGCTCGCGGACTGGTCGTAGGCCCGGAGCGCCATCGTCGCGGCCACGAGCGGCGTGATGTCCCCGCCGCTCGCGACTCGGCCCCACGCCCACGAGGTCCCGTCGCCCCACACGCGCTTCGCGGCGAACGCTGCGGCAGCCGTCAGCCCCTCCTGCCCGAAGTGGTGCAGCTTGCCGTCCTCCAGGTCGCGGAGGAACGTGACGCACGAGGGCGACACCCCGCCGCGCTCGACAGGGCGGAGCCGGCTCTTCGCAGCCGAGCGGGCGCGCTGTAGCTCCTCCTGAACCACCTTGTTCGTCCCGATCGGATCGAAGCCGACGGGCGCCTTGTACTTCGTCGCGAGGGCCGCGATCCGGTCCCGGACCCACGTCGATCCGGGCTCGTGCGCGATCAGCTCGACGTACGCGACCCCGTCGACCCGCCACGCGGCAACGATCGCCGCGGAGCTGCCGTTCGGGCTCACGTCGAACCCGAAGGCCACGGACTGCGGGTACGGCAGCCGTGCGACCGCTGCGGCCTCCCAGACGTGCGAGGGGATCACGGCGCTGTCTGCGGACACCGGCCAGAGCCCCATGTACTCGCGGGACCACTCCGGGTCCGCGAAGGCCCCACGACGGGAGCGCATCTTCTCCAGGGTCGTCAGCGTTCCGATGCCCGGGTGCACGCGGCACCACAGGGCCTCGTCGTTGATGTCCTCGTTCGTCGTGCCGTCCGGAGCGGCGTACTCGAGGATCGCGACCCCGGCGTCACCGTTGCGGCCCTGCTCCAGCGTGTCCCAGAGCCACCCGGCGCGGAACTCACCGGCCGTGCCGGAGAGGATCAGCTGCGCGTCGTCCCGGGTGTCCATGAGCGGCAGGGCGCCGGCCTTCAGCTCCGCGCTCAGCTCCGCGTCGAACTCCTGCGCCTCGTCGAACCACACGACGTCAGCGGCCCCACCGCGGAGCGCCTTCGCCGTGGGAGTGTTCAGCATGCGGAACACGGACCCGTTGCGGAACGTGAGCTGCATGGAGCCCGTCTGCTTGCGCACGGTGAACGGCCACTGGTCCTGAGGCGTGCCGCCCTGGTGCAGCTCCAGGTCCGCGATCCACTCGCGGAAGAACTCGGCGGACTTCGTGCCCGACTGCGCCGAGAAGGTCACCTTGTAGCGGCGGCGCCGGAGGCAGCGTCCGAGGAGCGTCGCGAGGATCGAGGTCGTCTTGCTCGATCGACGCGGGACCTCGACCACGACGGTCTCCTCGCCGCTGTTCACGACGTCCGCAATCATGAGCTGCTGCGGGTGCAGGGTCATCCCCGTCTCACGTAGACCCAGAAGCTCGGCGCCCTCCAGGAACTCCGCTCGTCCTTCCGCGTCGTCCGAGAGATTCGACACGTACAGCGGGCGAATCCCACTGTCTCGGATCTGGTCCCAGCTCTCCGGGAGGAAATCCTGGAGACGCCGAGCGAGAGGAGTCACGTCATTCTCAAAACCTGCGGTCACCACGGTCGAATCCCTTTCGTCGCGTCGGACTTCGCCCGTCGTCGGTTGTTCGTGATCTTCGCGCCGTCCTTGCCACCGGCTCGGCGGTTGCAGCTCTTGTGCGCGGGCTTGATCAGGTGGTCGGGGTAGGGCTGGTGCTCGGGCCACCCGACCAGGGACACGAGGTGGTCCGCCTCCCACTCGTCACCGCTGCGGACCGGCAGCCCGCACCGGCAGCACGGCGCCGGCAGCGTGCGCTCCAGCCGTGCACGCTGACGCTTGCCCTCGCCGTTGCGCCACTTCTCGTGGTGCCGGCTCACGGCTCGCTCACCGCCCCGCTGTCCGGCTCCTGCCCGCTGTCCTCCACGGGCTCGACCACGGGCTCCGGGTCCGGCTCCACGACCACCGTGTCCCCGGGCTCCGTGCCCGCGAGCATCGCGGCCTGGAACCGGGTGAACACGTCGCGGTCCTCCTCGCGGAGCACCCACTGGTCAGCGGGCCGCTGCCGCGCCTCGTCGCTGGCGTTGTTCCACGCCGCCACGAACTGGTCCCGCTGCGCTGCGAGGAGCGGCCGGATCGCCGTCGCCAGTCCGTCCGGCACACCGCCCAGCTCGTCGGTCAGCGCTGCTGCCAGCTTGATCGTCACGATCGCCATGTCGTCCTACCTCTCGTCTGCGGTGCCCGTTCGCACCTGTCGCTTGTAGTGGAGCGCGCACAGCCCGTGCGCCTCGTGCCGCCGCGTGCAGCCCTGCACGGTGCAGCCGACCGGCTCCTCGCCGCATCGACCGCACAGCCCCTGCTCCTCGAACCACACGAACCGCACGCCGCACTCGCCGCACAGCGGTGGTCGCTTCGGTCCTGAGGGGCCAGGAGCACGGCCTGCCTCGACACCTGCTCTTGCCCTGCTCTCCCGGGTGCTCCGTGCTCCTCCTCCCTTAGGGTCGGAGGAGCACAGGAGCACTCCCGGGCCTGCTCCTGAGGAGCACTGAGGAGCGCTCCCGGAGCACTGGTCAATCACGGCTCGACCGCCACTCTCGAAGGGCGTCGAGGGCTCGGTCGCTGCCCCACTTCATGCGGGTCTGCACGTCCCGCTGCGAGGTCGGCGGCGGGGTCAGGCCGTCGAGGAGCTGCGCGTCGGCGCTCACCCGGAGCGACTTCATCTGGTCCGGGGTCAGGGTCTGCCCCGGCACCGCGAAGTGCCACGAGCCGTCCGCCGCGTCGATCACGAACGAGGTCACGACGGGCTCGCGCACGCCTGCCGACGTCGCGGATGCGAGGTCACGCACGGAGCCGTGCCGGTCCTTCAGGAGCCGAAGCGTCGCCGTGCCGCCCGTGGTCGGGGCGAAGGGCGTGGTCGCCTCCACGCGGTAGAGCGCGCCGTCGACCGCCCGTTTCTTCGCCACGGTGCCCGTGCCACCGAAGGCTCGAGAGTCGGCGCCCTTCGCCAGGTGGTCGATCGTGAGCACCGCGATCCCGGCCTTCGCGACCCGGGCCGCGACCTGCCGGTTCACCTTCGTGTACTCGTCGGCGCTGTCCGAGCTGGCGCCGAACATCGGCAGAAGCTCACCGATCGAGTCGATCACGAAGAGCGAGTAGTCGTCGGCGTGCGCCACCACGTACTCCACGAGCGCCAGCACGCCCTCGCTGTCCTCGGGCTGCGCGAAGCTGAACCCCAGGAGGTCGAGCTTCGTCGCGCCGAACGAGTCAAGCCGGCCGCGGAACGCACGCGCCCCGTTGTGGTCGAGGTCGAGCCACACGACGCCCCGGTCCTCGTCCGCGTGCACGGTCTGGAGCGCGAGCGCGACGGCCACGAGGCTCTTGCCCTGCTCCGGGTCACCGATCAGGCCGTTCACCGCCCCGGCGTACAGGAGCCCCGGGCCGTCCACACGAGCGCCCACCGTCGCGAGCACGGGGTCGCTGGTGTCGATGTCGGTCAGCTCGATGAACATGGGCGTGGGCTCGTCGCTGCCCTCCTCGGCCGTCGCGACCGTCGTCCGGCCCGTGCCGTAGGACTCGTTGTCCCACGCCTCGACCCGGGCGTTTTCGGCGCGGAGCGCGTCCCAGAACGAGGCCGGCTGCGCCTTCCGCTCGGCCGGGGTCATCTCGTCGTACAGGTCGAGGATCGTCGTCGCCGGCCGCGGCGGGCGCTGCGCCGGCTGCACGAAGTCCTCGACCGTCGCGTTCTCGAACGCGCTCAGGTCAATCTCGATCGAGCCGTAGTGGTCCTCGGCTCCTGAGTCCTCGACGTCCCACTCGTTGCTCATCAGCGTCATGTCCTGTCCTCGTCGTCGGGCGACCACACGTCGTGACCGGCCAGCACGGGCTCGAAGCGCTCGGCGTAGCTGCCCGGGTGCCGGCTGCTCAGGCAGTCCAGCTCCATCGGGGTCAGCGGGCGACGGCGCCACTCCTCGAAGTCGCGCTCGCCACCTGCCGGCACGTAGCCGTGCACGAACACGTCGGTGTCGACGTCCTCGCACAGCGCCTGCCAGCCGGCCTCCTGCTCGGCGGTCCAGCCCTCAGGGCGCTCGGCGGTCATCGGGTCGCCGCCTTCGCGGCTGCGAACTCCGCCTGCACGGCGTCGGCTTCTGCGAGGACGGGCGCCACGTCGTCGGCCCAGTCGGCCATGCGGTCACGAAGCTCGTCGGAGACGTGAAGCACGGTCGGCTGCGCGCCGTCGATGATGCGGTGGAGGCGGTCGCGCTGCTCGCTCGTGAGCGGCGGGGCGTCGGCCACGGCGCGCTCGATGGCAGCGGTGATCTTCGCTTCGGCCAGCTCGCGCTGCGCGGCTGCGATCTTCTCGGCGCTGCCGCCGGATCGGCGCAACCCGCCCAGGCGGCGGGACGCGACCTGCGGCGCGGTCATGGTGGTTTCGGTCAAGGTCGGTTCTCCTCGAATGAGGTCGAACCGTCGGTTTGCGAACCGTGCCTTCCGCTGCCCAGTCCCCTGACGGTGGGCCTTACGCGGGTCGGATTCTTCGCCTGACGCGGTGCGGGATGTTCCCGCTGGTGACTAGCTAAGCATGACTGCTAGCAGACTGTCTATAGCCAATATGTAGCACTTTTGTAGTACAGATCAGCGCCACTCGAGCGTGACCGTGTCGGGGTCGAACCCGCGCCGTCCGCGCACCCCGCGGTGCAGCGTCACGACCAGGAGCGCGTCGATCAGCGCCCGCTGCCGGTCGAGCGAGAGGCCGGCGACGTCCGCGGCGCCGGACTCCGCGAGCACCCGCGAGGGGCCGGCCGCGGCGTCGATGCGGCGCTCCACGTCCTCGATCTGAACGGTCAGCGCGGAGGCCTGCTCCTCGACGGCGTCGAGCCCCATGAGCCCGCGAGCGAGGAGCGAGGCCAGCCCGTCCCGGCGCTCACGGAGCGAGCGCGCCTCCTCGTGGAGCGGTGCCGCGTCGTCGGCCGGACGCTCGGCATCGGGCTGCTGGAGGCGGCGCTGGAGGACGCGGAGCACGAAGTCGTCCACGGGTGCCATCGTCCGCACGAGGCCGCACGAGGGGCACCAGTACCGGCCCCCGGAGCCCGCGGTACGGACGGTCCCGCCGCACTCGCACCGGAAGAGGCTCGTGCCGAGCGCCTTCCGCGCGGTCGAGCCGGTGCGGTTCGTCTGCCGGCGCGGGTCCGCGAGGCGGCGCTGCACGAGGTCGAAGGTCGCGCCGTCCACGATCGCGTCCCACGAGCCCGTGCCGACGACCTCACCCTTGTAGACCCGGCGCCCCGCGTAGCGCGGGTTCGTCAGGATCGTCCGGACTGTCGAGGGCGTGCGGTCGTGCTCGCGCGAGAGCGAGCGGAGCGTGTCCCCGGCAGCGAAGCCCTCGAAGAGCGCGCGCACGACGCGGCCCTCGTCCTCCACGACCGAGCCGTCCGTCGCGTAGCCGGTCAGGCGGACGCCCTTCGGCACTCCCCCGCCCGCGGCGCGCTGCGCGTTCGCCCGGGTCTGGCGCTCGCCCTTGCGGCGGACCTCGAAACGCGCGATCGACGCGAGCATGGTCGCCCGGAACTCGCCGTCGGCGGTCGTCAGGTTCAGCTCGCCGTCGACCGTGATCACTTTCGCCCCGGTGTCGATCAGGACGTTCAGGTCCCGGGTCGTCCGGAGGAGCCGGTCGAGGTCGAGCGCCACGACGACGTCGAACACCCCTGCCGTCGCATCCGCGAGCATCCGGCCCCACGCCGTGCCGGCGCCCCGCGCCTTGCTCGCGCTGACGTCGTTGTCCTCGTACTCGCCCACCACGGTCCAGCCGCGGTCCTCGGCCAGCTGCCGCGTGCGCTCGCGCTGCCGGTCGATGCCGGCCTCGCTGGACTTGGACTGACGGAGGTACAGAGCTGCGCGCTTCAC